TGGATGTTATTAATAATGGAATTAAAACTTTTTTCATTACGCTGTTTGTAAGTTATCTGTTATTTCAACAACTGGTTCAGCTTGTAAATCACCTAATTTTGAAATAGATGGTTTTTTCTCAACTTGACCAGGTGTAAATGTTGTATTTAAAACACCAACTCGTTTCATGTATTCTTTAACTTCTTCTACATTTACTAATTGATATGAAACAACTTTACGGCCTTCTTTTTTGATTCGAATAATGCCATTAGCATTAGTTTTGATATGCCACATATAAGTTGAAATACGATACATATAGATTTCTTTTCCAAGAAGCGTATCAATTTCATCTCTTGTTACTGCATTTCCAGAAATCATTAGTGTAAGTAATTTCTGAAACGGTTTAAGTTTCACTTTTTTCATAATATAATTCCTCATTTTTATATTTTTAAGTTACCATCATAACACAACTTTACCGAAAAGTCAAGCATTATCGCCTCATCTTTGCCTGATCCTCTAAATCTTCTTTTTTGAATACAGGAACGGCATTAGATTTATGTAAGGTACCAATACCAATCATCGCTGTGCCGGTATAAACTTTACCTTGTATAGGTTTTGTTGTAGAACCTGATGTGGTCACCAAACTTTGATAATGCGGTGTTTCTCTAATAACCACACCAGAAACAACAGGATTTATTTTTGATTCAATAGGTATAATTCTAACTTTACTTGGACGCCTAGAAGCATTAATCTTCTTTTTGCTTTTACGCATTGGCTTGTATTTGTTTTGCACATAAATTATCATAATGTATCCATTATATCAGGTTTTAAGGCAAATGTCAAGGGGGTGCGTGGTTGAATTTTGAGAGAGAGTATAGGAGATAAACACAACCACGGCTTTAAAGGATTTACTTTGTTTCCCAGAACCAAGGTCCATCGGAATCATTGTATTTGTCGATATCATTTTGCATATTAGTAATATGATTCCAATATGCAGCTTCTTCATCTTCAGCTATTAATTGAGCTTGAAGATTTACTTGTTTTTCTTTATTTTCTTGTGAAATATCATTTAACTTTTTATTGATTTTCTCTAAACTCATAACAATCTCCTTTATCATTATGTGAATAGGATAACATAGAATTAATTAAAAGTCAAGCTTTTTTACAGATTTTTTATATCACTCCACTGTTTTAACTTTAATCTTTTCGCTTGAGCATATTGACCAATGTTTTCTTTTTTGATGAATCCTTTTTGCATCAATATTTCCATCATACACATTAAGTCGCCAAGTTCAGCTTCAAGTCTTTCAAAACCACCATTAAAACGAATTATTTTGGATGCCTCTACTGTTGTTTCAGCACTTTCTTCCATTAATATAGTTAAGATTTCATCTCTTTCATTGTTCAAAATAATCTACCTTGACTTTCTTGTAACAGAGATTGTTGATGGTCTTCTTCTCTGATAGATTCTTCCATTTCTTGTTGTTTTAATGCCGCCAATCTATCTTCGAGTATTTTAATTTCTTGTCTTAAATGATCCAAATAACTTGCCATGAATTTTCTCCTTAACTTATGAAATTATCAGCTATACCTAAATCAATGACCTCTTGTGGTGTGAGCCAAACATCTGATGGAGGCAACAATCTTCTTTTAATTGTTTTTTCATCCAAATATGTAGCTCGTTTTAGAACATCAACCATTCTTCGGTTCAATGATTCTGTTTCTTTGAATTGTGCCGTCAAGTCATGGTGTTTTCCATAAATCTCACCGGTATATTGATGACACATAATACTGGTATTTTTACCAATATATCGTTCGCCTTTTAATCCTGATGTAAAGACTAAAAAGGCTGCACTCATCACATTTCCTATTCCAAATGTTCTTATCTTACGGTGTGAATTGTGCATAATATCAATCAATGCAAAGGCGTCAGTTAAACTTCCACCCATTGAATTGATAAACAAGGTTAAAGGAACTTCCGTTTCGAGTGTATTTTCATACGCTATCCATCGGATTATTTCTGTTACACTTTCGTCTGTAATTTCACCAGATAAAAAGTTAATGTGGTGATTTAATAGGGCTGAATTAATTCTTTCTGAAGAAAGGAGAAAATCATCCATGTTTACATCTGAACTTTTAGGTGGTCGTTGTTTCTTTCTCGTCATGTGTATGCCATTCGTAAGCTGTGTTGATAATAGAAGTTAAATCATACTTCGGCGTATATTTTAAAACACTCTGTGCCTTACTTATATCAGCCATTAAACTAGCTGCATCACCTTCTCGTCTTGGATTCGTTTTATATTCAATCTTCTTACCAGACACTCTTTCTAATTCTTCAATCACTTCTTTGATTGTATAACCGTGTCCGATACCTAAATTAAATATATCAGATTTTCCACCACTTGAGAGGTAATTAGCCGCACTTAAAATGGCTTCTGCTACATCACTTACATGGACATAATCTCTTACACAAGTTCCATCTTTTGTATCATAATCATCTCCATTTAATTCAAACCCACCATCAATGTTTGCAATTAATCGTGGTATTAAATGGGTTTCTGGTTCATGTTCTTCACCAAACTCACCTTCAGGATCAGCACCTGTTAAGTTGAAGAATCTAAAAATGACATAGTTCATTAATGATTTTTCAATAGTTTGTTCGGCCATTAATTTACTATGACCATATGGTGAATTATATGTTGTTTCATCTGTTTCAAGGATTGGTGTATCTTTTGCTTTATAGACAGCCGCTGTTGATGCAAAGATGATATCTTTCAGTCCTACTTTGTTCATCGCATTAACTAATGCACAAGTTCCGCCAGTATTTACATCATAAAAAGATGTAGGTTCTTTGACTGAAATACCAGCTTCAATTCGAGCGGCTAAATGAATCACTAAATCAAATTGAAAATTACTAAACAAGATATCTAATCTTTGTCTATCTCTTATGTCACCATAAGTCATTACATCAATATAACGATTTAAGGTATGTTTTGTATCATACCCATGAACTGTCCAACCGTCTTGTTTTAGTGTTTTACATACATGAGAACCAAGATATCCTGATGCACCCGTAATTAATACTCTTTTATTCAAAATTTCTCTCCACTATTGAAATGCCTGGTCCAACTTCTGTCATTTTTTGTTTTTCTAACCAAGGATATTTTCCATCATATTTTGCTTCTGATAATTTATTTCCTTCTTCAAAGAACTCTTTTGTAACGGAGCCCTCATTTCCATCTAAACGATAACAAACTGAATATTGATTGGTACAATTCCACTTTGTAAAGTTTTGTTTTAGATTTTGAAAGAATTGCCTATCAGCACCCCATTGTCCATACCATGCGTGACCAATTCTAACAGCAATATCACGGCGAATGGCAAAACATGATGTGTCAATGTGATAAACTTGGTGATTGAAATAAACAGGCCATTTACCAAGAGATTCGCAATTATCTTCACAAATAAATTCTCCCTTTTTATCAACAATATTTCTTAATGAATAACACCAGTCATTACCTTGTTTTAATGTTTTGACCATTTCTTCAACATGATTTAATGCTAAATAATTATCTTCATCAAGGTAACAAATGACATCAGCATTAACTAAAAAAGAACAAGCGGCATACACACGATGTCCATACCAACCTTTACCAACATTTTCATCTAATGTAATAAATTTAACATGAGGTAAATTATTTAAATATGATGGAACTCTAACATCATGTCCATCTTTTACAATATAATGAACAATGTCTGTATAGGTTTGTTTAGATACAGATTCAACACATTGTTCTAAATGTTCAGAACCAATTGTTGGTGTGACAACCGCTACTTTCATAATTCATATGCCTCTTTCACTAATTTTTCATTAAGGTGTCGAACACCAATATCTTTATTAACAAGACCCACTAAAAGTTCAGCTTCATCTTTGTGAAGTGATTCTAAAGTAACCGCTAATAAATCTTGTTTCTTTTTCTGTGTAAGAACATCAGCTCTAGAATCACCTTTAACATATCGATATAGTTTTTTTACTTCTGTGTGTAGATAGGTAAAGTTTAAACCGGCTGGTTCTATTGCTGGTTTATATTTTGGTATTTCAACATCAAATTCTATATTCGTATCGTATAATAACCGAAAGAATTCAAGTAGAGCTGCCGATTTGTTTTTTTGTAGAATTGCTATTCGTTCTTCTTTAGTTACAGCTAATTCTATTTGTTCAAATATTTCTGAAAATAATAACATATTAAAATTCGTCAATGACCTCCATTAAGTTTTTCAAACGATGAGTAATCATATAATTCATTAATTTCTGTTTGTTATGTGATTTAGCCTCATCATACTCTTTGAGAATTGTTTCTCTTAAATTCTCGGGTATTTTAGTTAAGTCAATTAACATTTCGTTCCGTGAAAAGTTTCTAAACATTTCATCATCACAGAATTCTTTGGGGTCTTGGTTTAACCATTTAATTATTTTAGCTTCGGTGATTGGTCGTTGGCGAATGCCTTCAACAAATACATCATCATTGGATAAAATATTAGGAATGCCATCTGATTTGTCACCACGAATAATTAACTGTTTGAGTTGAACCGATGGTAATGGTTCAACTAATGACCTTTTTAATATGGGTGAATATTGTTCAACATTTTTATATTTCTGTAATTGAACAAAGTCTTTATCAGATGATAAAATCATAATCTTTTGTGTTGCTGAATATTTCATTGTTAAAACGGCAATAATGTCATCAGCCTCACAAGTATCTACTTCTACAACTTTATACGGTGTGTTTTCTTTTATCTCATCTTTTATTTTATGTAAACAATCAAAGATAGTATTCCAGTCATGACCAGAAGCTTCTCTTGC